AAAAGTTTTTCAAGGAATGGTTGTTGCTTCCAAATTGTTTTGACTTGTTCAAAACTTGTTGTTTCTTTTTGCATTGTGTTGTTTTTAATTGATAAATAAAGAACTATTATACAACAAATATACAGGTTTTGCACATAGCAACCAAATAAAAAGTGACGAACGGTAAAATAAAATGATGAACGGTAAACCTAATTTAGGTCTTTGTGGAAATATAACATTTCGTCCCCACCGTATGCGTATTCAGGGAAATAAAACTTAAACCCGCAGGAAATTAAGTTATTTGCGGACGGGTAATTGTCCTTTGTAGTATATGTAATTGCAACAAATGAATTTTCTTTTGCTGCTTTTAATCTTATTTTAATAAGCTTTTTATGTAATCCTAAACCCCTAAACCTTTTGTCAACCCACGCGCGGTTGAATATACAAATGCCCTGTGTATAAATAGAACCGCAATAAGCAATAATTGTTTTCTTTTTGTCTAATACAACCCACCAATCCCGATTGTGCTTAAACTCGTTACCGCAACCCTTAAAGTTTGGGTTGGTACGGTCTAATTCCTGAAGCTGAACGTAAGCATCAAAGTTTAGAATTTTGCCTTTACTATATATTTTTAAAAGCTTCATTATAAACCTTTTAATTCTGCTTCGTCAGGGCGTTCAATTTCCTTGAATTGAATTCTGTTGCCGCCACGAATCTTTGCTAAATTTTGGCGAATATCCTTTTCAATGTCGTATAATTCCTGAAGTTTCTTTGTAAAAAATTCTTCCTGTTGGGACAATGTCCACTTATTGAATCCTTTTGGCATTCGCATCTGTTTTTAGTTTTATAAGTTTTTTTAAATAAATTGACAAGTCCAACGCTTCTTCGTAGGCGTGTTGTAACCAATCAATTTCCGTTAGGTCTGTTCTGTCCATTGTCGTCCCGTATTCCTTAATTCCTTTGTCTTCACGTGCCAACAAATCGTCAATAATAGTATATAGTATTTTGCTCATTTATTTATCTGTTTTGGAATGAAATTTATTACAAACTTTACATTTGTATTGAATACGGGTTAAGCCGGTTGCGGTTACAACTGAATTATTTTTTATAAGGTCTTCAGAACCCGCGCCACATTCAGGACACGAACCCCTGTCTTGTCCAAATACAACGCCGTAATGCGTCTTTGGTGCAATATGATTGCCTAATAATTTATAAACTTCTTCTAATAATGAAACGTCCTTTTTACAGTATTTAATCATTTTTTCCATTGCAACCTTATCTTTGTTCAACAATATATCCTTCCAAAGATTGAATTCGGTTTTAATTTTGCCGCCTAAACCTAAAAATTCAGCAATGTAATTTAGTCTGTTGGATTGAAAACGGAATTTAGAACGGGCAACCTTTAACGTGTCAATTGTTTGATAATTTGGGAACATATCAATCCCGTGAAACAAACAACGGGTTCTAATCCAAGCCAAATCAAATTTGTCGCCATTGTGACCAACCAATTCGTTAGCAGTATTTGCAACCGCAATAAACTGTTCCAACATTCTTTTGTCATTCTGTTTGGCGTCCCATTGTAAAGCATAAACTTCCTTTTCGTCTTCCCATTTATAACAAATGCAAATAATTGCACGTTCACGAATAATGTTGTCTGTTGTAATATTCTTTTTGTAACCGGCTTCCCAAAATAATCCTATGTTTGGCGAAGTTTCAATATCAAAAAATAGTCTGCGGCGTTTTGTTTTTAGGTTTGTTTTTGTCATATTAGGTTTAAATTAGAACGAATCCGTTTTTGTCAACTTTGTTTTGGGTGTGCAACAATTGCAGTTCTTTTATTGACTTCCCAAATGTTTTTTGAAAGTGTGGCATATCAATAAACTTCCAATCACCACCCCATTCGTAACCGTATCGTTTAAAAATATTGACAACTTCAATCCAATCCGCTTTGCCGTCCTTGTCAAAATCCGTCTTTGTGTCCCAACTTGCAGTTTCAAAAGTTCCGTTTTTATCCTTGTCAATCAACAAAACAATGTCAATTGCTAAACCGTAATTATGATACGATTGACCGCCCTTTGCATTTGTAATCTTTGCGCCCGGCTTTGAACGTCCTTGCGCATATAACGCGTCCTGTTCTGCGAAGGTTCTTAAAGTGTACGCAAAACGACAGGCTGCATAACCTGATAATGCCGAAACAATATCTTCGTACATTTCCAAAGCTTCGTCCCTTAATTTCGGGTGCAATAGCTTAATTCGTTCAAGTGTTTTTTCGTCCTTCATTTTCTTCGCTAAAAAAGTTTGATAAAAATTTTGCCACAAACGTCGTTACCAATGTAATATATGCAAATAATTTGTAATCCGACATAAAAGAATAAGCCGAAATTGCCAAAGACGCAGCGCTTAAAGCGTCAGCGAATTTCCTAATATTTTTAGGCGTAGGCTTCCAATATTGCTTCCAACCAAATGCCATATTAAAATTTTAAATAATATCCTAACGAATATCCGTTTGTTGTCGCGTTTGCCGTTACAATCCCCTTTTTAGCCGTTTTAAATGCGCCGCCAATACCAACACCCAATTGTCTGTCTGACTGTCTTAAATCAAACATAAAGCCGAAATAAAGCGCACTTCTGTCTTTTGGTTGTATCGTCTTTGTCACGAAAATTGTCTTTTCGCTTATTTTAGCCGTATAACCCCTTCCAACAATCTTATTTTGGCTTATTGTGTCCTGAACATATACGTAATTATTCGTATCTATTCGTAAACTATCCGAATACGCTTTTACTTCAAAATAACGCTTCAGTATTTCAGCCGTGTCAACCTTTTGCGCTTCAACCCTGAACGTGTCAATTACCTTGTATGGTATTGAATCGCCTTTGTACCATTTTTTAATAATGGTATCTTTGTAAAGCGTGTCAGTTACAATCGTAATACTTGCGCCCTTGTATTGCGGTTGCGTTGTTAAAAATAAAACGACAATTGCCAATAAAACAATTATCAAAATATTTTTAGTCATTCTTTACTTTTTTCGTGGCATTGTAATAATAGCGAATCGCCATAATACCCGAAACAATAGCGACCAAACCTGCTAATAATGTGACAACAGGTTGAATCGTTGTAATACTTACAATTGCACCAACTGTGCTAACTAATACATTCAAATCCGCTTGGTCGCTATGTTGTGCCATAAAATTAAAAATTAACCTAACCCTGCATTTGGGTCATTTGGATTGTTTGTTGAATCTTTTGTTTCTTTGCTTTGTTCGTCTTGAATTTGTTTAAACCATTGTAATAAGACAATACCATATTTTGTTGGTAATTGGTCTTGAATAAAATTGTTTAATTCTGCAACTTGTTGTTCGTTTAGCGTAATCATAGTTTTATTTTAAAATTATTAATATTAGTAAAATTAATACTTTTATCAATGCCGAAGCATATTCAGGCTTTATTTTTATAAATTCTGCAATCTTGCGAATAAATAAGTCTGTTTGCGCCGTTTGACCAACATAAAATGCAGGTCTTTTTAAAACGATAATATTGCAAAGAATGTCAAAGCCAAACCAAAACGCAGTCGCAAAGAACACCATTGAAAAGAAGCCATAAAGCGACCAAACCAAAACGTAAACTGATAAATGGTTTATACCCTTCCAAATATGCCATTTTTTATTGTGTTCGTAAGCATTATGCGAATCGGTTGCGTAAAGGTCACGTTCTTTAAATTGGTGCTTTTGATATAAAACCCAACTAATTAAGTGAACTAAAAATACTATGGTTAAAAATATTGTCATTATTTAGCTTTTAAAATATCTATTTCTAATTTTAATTCTTGTATTGCTTTTATTAATGAAGGTACAATTTTAGAATAATCAACACCTTGATAAACAATATTTCCTTCTTCATCTATTGCATCTTTTTCACCATGAACTGCATAAGGCATTATTTCTGCAAGTTCGTGAGCTATAACACCGTCCATTCTATCTTCTAAACCTTTCCATTTAAAGTCATATACTTTAATAGCAGATATTTTATCTAAACCATTTATTTCTTTAAAATCTTCTTTTAATCTATAATCTGATGTTGTATTATATAAAACAGCATTTGTTAAACCATTCCTTGTAATACTACCTATACCTGTTCCGTCTGATTTTCTAAAAAATATATAAATGCAATTTGATGCGTCGTCATCATCTCTTGTATCTATTCCCACTTTCCCAGCACCACCAAATCGTACTCCTAATTTTCCATTTAAACCCGTACTTCCTACCTCTAAAACGGCTGAAGAAATTCCAACATTTACATTCCCATTACTTGCAATTCTCATTCGTTCGCTTCCGTTGGTATCTATTGTAACAACTTCAACTGAACCATCTATTTTCACATTTGAACTTGAAGTACCCCCACATAATTGCAATGTATTACTACTCATTCCTCTAAATAAAGTAGAACCATACATTCTTATTTCACCATTAACTTGTAGTTTACCTGCATTATCAGTAGAAGTTCCTATTAATACATTACCCCCCGATGTGATTCTAAATGCAGTTCCAAAACTACCGGTAATTGTATAAGCTCCTGCTATATTTAAAGTAGTTAATCCACTTTCAACATAAAGTTGAGACTCTAATACATTATTAACTTTTAATATAAGACCAGCACCGTAGCCACTTGCACCATTAATATTTAATGCAGTATAATTTGCTCCAATATTTGTAACGTCACTCGTTCCGATTCCAACTAAACCACCGCTTGTGAATACTACTCTTAAATTTCCACCACTATTAAAATATAAATTTCCTGTTACATTATTTTCCCTTCCAATACCCCAATAACCACTTCCCGTTGAATTGCATAATCTTAATTGTTCACTTCCTGAAGTTTGGTCATATACAGTTAATGCTGCCGCAGGTGTAGTTGAACCATTTATTCCAACAAAACCTACAATATATGAAGTTGTTGGTGAAAAATCTGCAATAACTCCTGAAGCAGCAGTTCTCAACGATAAAGTTGAACCACTACCTGCAAACCAACTATTTGTATATAAACCTGTACCGATTAAACCTACTGCGGTTACATTTGCTGAAAAAGTTGCATTTCCTGTTGAACGAACTATTGTTAAAGGTGTTGCTAATAAAGCACCTGCGTCTGTAAAAGTTCTTAAAAAGAAATCAGCACCTGCATTTGAACCTGATTCTGTGCCTGAAACTTCTAAATTTATTCTATTGCTATTGTCAGAACGAAAACTAATACTTTTTGCAACAGAAACATTTGCATCTAAATTTGCAATTAATGCAGTTGCAGCGCCGTCAATATGAAATTTTGTTGTTGGGTTTGCAATACCAATACCAAATTCACCTGTTGATAAAACTGAAATTAATTCACTTGTTGTTGCTTCGTTATAAATTCTAAATCTATTGTCAGACTGAACATTACCAATTGACCACCTATTTGTCCCCGCACTTGCAAAACCTAAAAAAGCATTGTTTGTTGAAGTTCCGTTTAAACGTCCAATAATTCCTGAACCGAAAACGTCCAAAGCAGTTGTTGGCGCATTTGTATTTATTCCTAATCTGTTGTTGGTATCGTCAAAAAATAAATTTGCATTGTCTTGCGTTAAAGCACCTGAAGTTCCAATAAAAGGAACTGACCCTTGCGTTAATGCAGTCGTAATTGTTAAAGTTGCAGTTGAACCAACCAAACTAATCGTTCCGTCAAATCCATTTGCGTCGTTAAATACCAATGAAGTCACAATATTTGGTGACAATTCAACGTAAGCATTTGTTGACGTATTCCAACGGTAAATAATATTTGTATCTAAAGCAATGTAAATAGTGTCAGCCGTACCAACCAAAGGAAATGAAGCAAGGTTTGGATATTCTTCAACCGTACCCGTAAATAAAGACGCCATTTGTGAAAGCGTAATTTTTCGGCTTATACCTGTTGTCGGGTCACCAATAATTGTCAAATCTGATAATACCGGCGCAAGTTCTGTCGCTAATTGATTAATTTTCTTTGATTCCATTAATAAGTATAATTTGAAGGTACTTCACACCTGTTGTTAATAAATGGCACGGTTAAAATTGCGTCTAATTTTACACCCGCTAATAAATCCGGGTCGCTTTCTGTATAAAATGTCACAGGTAAATTTTGGTTTAACGACCACGTTACAATTGAATAGTCTGTTGGAAAACGCAACTGTGCAACAATGTCACCGGCAACCTGTGTCATATCTGATAAAACTTCAGTTTCGTTTGTTTCTTCCATTAACATTCTGTCCATAAAATAAAGACTGAAATTGTAACTTATTTCCTTTGCAGCAACATTCGCACCGGTTAAGGTCATAAACATTGCAGGATAAGTTACTTCGCCGTTACTTAAACGTTCCCAAACGTCACCGAAATAAACAAAATTAATTTGTTCGTGGGCGTTTCCTATCGTTGTCAGTTCTTTGACTATTTGGTTTAATGTCATTCTTTTTTTCTTTTGCCAAATAAACTTTAAGCTTATTTTGGTTTTTAATGTTTACTTGTTTACTCATATTTTAGCAACAACCGATATTACCCTGATAACGTTCTTCAAACGTCTTTTTACTTTGTCCGTCCCAACCGTCACCACAACAACCATTGTCGCCCAACCACATTGAAACCGTGTAACCTTCGTTGTCAGGTTTGATTGAATCAATGCCTGAACCAAAGTTTAAATAATTAGGGTATAAAGCGTTGTTTTGCTTTAGGTATTTAATAAGTCTTTGTTTATAGAATTCAGCACGTGCGCGGTATCTATTCGCCACGTCAATCATATCCTGCATTGAAGGGGATTCCTGATTTTCGCCTGTTTTTCTAATTAAACCTTTATTGTAAAACTGATATGATAAACCTTGCGGCAATTCCGACATAACATAATAAATCAAACAATCCACAATGTAATCGTCTAATAATGTCGTCTGCAATGCAGTAAATGCATTTGCTTCAACTGCGTCCTGTAATTCGTTATAAAGCGCCGAACCTAAAGCCGGTAAAATATACATATCCTGCGCGGTCTTAATTTCCGGTAAAACCAATTTTTCGTCCACGTTCGCGTGTAACCCGGTTCTGTCCTTTATTGACTGTACTGATATAAATAACGTGTTTTTGCTCATTTTATTTTCGTGTTACTATGTTTGAAACCCATTGGTGTCTGCAACTTGGTTCGTGTTTGTCAGTTCCAGGTACTGTGTACCAACCGCCACCCCTATCCCAAACGGAATATCCTAAACGTGCGCTTATTTGCTCAATTTCAGAACGTGAATACATTTTACCCGCGTCCAATAAAGCAACACAGAACGGGCGGCTTGTCTTTTTATCTGTATTATTAAATCCTTGTTTCCATTCGTAAGAATAGCGAATTAATAATTCCTTTGTTGTCGGCTGAACTTTTACCAATATTTCGTTTAATGGTTCTGTAAGCGTATGTTCAATAATTATATTTTCATCAATTCCTTCGCCAATTGCATATTCATTAATTTGAACGTAACCATTTTCAACCAATGTTTTAATTACAGAATTGATTGTGTCAACATTTTGGTCAAGTGTTGTCGCCAATACTTCAGGCGTTATTCTTTTGTCCTTTGAAATTAAATCTAATATGTTTGCCTGTAATTGACTAACTTCTGCAAACATTTGGTATTCTGAATCGTCGTTAAAGCGTGTTTTTTGCTTCCAAACTTTGAATTCGTCCTTTGCTTCGCCAAAATCATAAAAGGCGCTGAAATCGTCTGCAAATTGCGCTGATTGCACAACCGGAACTGTGTCTTCAGGTGCTTGATATTTAGACATATCAATTCCCGCCTTTTCAAGTAACCATTCTTTAGGTGCAATTTCCTTCAATAAGTTTTCTGTGAATTCAAACCCAATTGGTTCTGTTGGTATAATGCTTAATTCAGGGTTTTGTACGCCTCTAAATTTAGCCAACATATTAAATACACTTTCAAGGTGCATTTGCTTACTATTAACGTAAGTATTTTTAAATATTTCGTAACCGTCGCGCATTTCAGAACGTGAACCTAATTTACCCGCTTCAGCAATACCAAAGATTGAAGGCGTTGTAATTTGGTGACCACTAAATATATTCGTTTGAATCAAAGAATCCACACGGTTAAAATCTTCTTTTGTAATATCTGACGCACCTAAATCGTCAATAATTGGCTTACGCGCTGAATCGTTAACGAATGCCAAAATAAACTTTTTACCGTCTGAACCGCTAAATCTATTTGAAAAACGCTTTTCAATATTGCGCTTTTCTTCGTCTGAAGGTTCACCGTTAGGCAAAGTAATTAACTTACTTGCGCTGAATCCTGTCTGTGCGTTACCTAATACGTGTTTAGATATTTCAATGTCTGATTCAATGTAATTTAAAGCACCAAAGTAACCCGGTAAACTATAAATACCCATATTCGGGCGGTATTCCTTTACATAAAGTATTTGTTTGCCAACAGGGTTTGCAGGATTAAACGCTGCGTAAACCATTTGTTTTTCGTTTCTGTCACCCCAATTTTCTTTGTACCAAAATTGCGTATTGTCTTTATTTGTACGAACTTTTGTATAATCCAAATGCCAAATTTCAGCCAATTGTTTTGTAACTGACCAAATAATTTCCAAATAATACCCACCAAATAATTCAACGTCCAAACTTACCTTCCTTGTTAGTTCATCCAAAGATTCCATTCTGTTAACCTTTTCAATAAAAGTTTCAGCTTCAGGACTTCCCTTCCAACCGTTTGCGGTTATATAATGCACCTTGCTTTTGACAATGGCGTTATGTTTAGCCGACTTATTAAATAGGTCAACCAAATAATTAGGGTAATCATTGCGGTCGCCGTACTGAATATAACCTTCACCCTTCTTTTCTTTGAATTCAGGCTGACGTGCTTCTGCAAATGTTAATACTCGTAAATCCATTATTGTCTTATTTTATAAGTGTCTGTTGTTTGGTATTCCGTAAATTCAAAAGGCGTTCCAACCAATTCCATTATCCCTGATTCAACCATATTTAATCCGTTCGGGTTGGTGTTGCTTGTACTTGTTTGCTCGTAAATTTGATAATCATATTGACCATTTAACGCAGTTCCAAAGTTGGTATTCGTCACAATGCTAAATTCATTGTAACGGTCTTTGTATTGGCTAATATCCGCAGCATTTAATAAAACAAACTTTACTTCTGTGTTGGCACTTCTATTGGTGAAAACAAATAAGTAATTTGGGTTTGTCAATAACTGTTTTTCAGTTAGTGTTAAAATTATGCTTTGGGTTGCACCCTTTGTTAACCTAATCATATACGTATATATAGCAGGAAATGCAATTTGTTGCATATAGGGGACAAATAAGCCTAATATGTAAAGTTTTGCCTTTACTTTATGCCATTTTTAGTAAAGTTTTTGCTTTACTGTATAACACAAAAAAACCGCCGAACGAATTAACGAACGGCGGCAAACCTATAAACCTATGAAAAACAAAGTTGTTAAGAACCCGGTGTTTCTAAAGCTAAAGCAACAACTGAAGAAACGCTTGGTGCTAACGCAGGTTCTGAACCTGTGAAAGTTAAAGTGAATCCGCTTCTGTCACCTTGCGCAGTACCGGTTGAAGCTGCATTTGCAGTCATATCAATACCACGTGTTTTTCCTAAATACCAATAAATTCCATTGCTATCTTTTGCAACTGCAACTAAAGAATTTTGAGCCAATAACAATAATTCGTTTCTTGTATTGGTCTGTAATTTGTTAAGGATAATCTGAAGTTCTTGCGCATAGAATACAGTTCCGTTTGCAACGGACGCATTCATTGTTTGATTGAACATTGAAGTATCTTTTACCAAAGCATATTTCCAAAAACGTTTTCCCGCAGCTTTAGTCAAAGCAGTAATTACACCACTTGCTTCAGTTGTTGTTGTAACGTTCGCGGCTTCAGTAAAATAAACTTCAACGATTCCGCCTAAACTGTCACGGCAATCCAAAGTATATCCTTGTGTTAAAGCACAACTCATTGTTAAATAATTTAATAATTTTAAAAAAAGGGGGGATATTTCACCCCCCGAATAATTAAGCCAATACGAATTTTACCATTTCGTCAGGGAATGCGAAATTCACACCCATTTTGAATTCAGATACAAAACGTACTTGGTCAGCTTCTTTAGCGTAGAAAATTTCAAACTTTTCTTCTTCGTTCAATAAGTCTGTACCAATAAATAAGTTGCTCAAACGTGTTGCGTAAACTTTGTTCGTTCCGTTCAAACCTGCAACTGCAATTACCTTAATCATTGTACCCGGTAAAACAAACTCACCGTCTGCCTTCGCGTCAACTGAATAATGGAAACTGTTTGCGTTCTTTAAAGCAATTGTGTAAGTTCTGAACAAATCCTGACCACAGAAAATTGTCATATCGTCAGCAGCAACAACTTTAGCAGGAATTGCAGCGTAAACGCCGTCAAAAATGCTAATTACGTTTGCAGCAGTAATAGAACTTAATGGCGCACCACTAATGAAAGTTGAAGCGTTTGCAGCAACAACACCTGAAGCAGCGCCAATTAATTTTACTAAACCGTCAAACTTGTTTAAGTTAACGTTTACTGAATCTGTGTCACCTTGCCATAATGAAGTTTCCAATTGTGCAGCAATAGTTTTCGCTTTTTTGTCTGCGAACTCTTGCTCAAAAGGAATTGAATCGTACATTGAACCTGTTGGCAATGCTTTTTGTAAATACTTCGCTTCTAAATCTTTAGGACATAAAGCTTCGTTTACTTTAATTTTTCCAACAGTCACAGTTCTTTGAGTGAAAGTTGTTGAACCTGAAGCAGTAAATCCGCAGCTTCCGCCGCTTTGAAATATTGCGTCTGTGTCCATAATGTTAATCGTTTCAGAAGACTTTACGCCAACCATAACGTTACCTGCACTTTTAATTAAAGTTGCAGTTTTTGCACCTAATACAGAAGACGTTACCAATAAGGCTGCGTTTTCTTCAGTATAGTTTGCTAATGCTGATACATTAAATCCCATTGTTATCTAATTTTAATTGTTTAATAATGCTTGTCTATATTTGCTCAATCTTTCTTCTTTTATATCTTTATTTGATACAAATTCAGAAAATCCGTTTGGCTTTTGAATTGGGTCTTCAGTTGGAACATTTGAAAGCGCCATAATTAAGTCGGCTACCTGTGCAAATCCTTCTTTAACTTTATTTTCTAAATCCAAAACTTTTTGTTCAGCCGCTTCTTTCGCTTCAACCAATTCAGCAAATTTTGCTTCAAATTGTTCAGCCATTTCAGCCATTTTTTTGTCTTCTTCTTTTGAAGCTTCAACTTCTGTGTCAACTTCAGGTAAAACTTCTTCAACTTTAGTTTCAATTGCGATAATAATACCGTTTTCGTCCAAAGTAATTTCTGTTCCGTCCATTAATTCGTGGTCGCCCATTGGTGCAACTGAACCGTCTGCCAATGTAACTGAACCGCCAATTTCTAAAGCTGAAATTTCAACTTTAGTCCCGTCCATTAAAGAATATTCTGCCATTTCCACCTTTGTTTCTTCAACCATTGGTGCAACTTCAGCTTCAACTTCAACAGGCGCAACATTGTCTTCAAACAATGCCTTAATTTTTAAAATCGCTTCCTGTGCGTTCATACTTTTTTTATTATATAGTTAAAAAATAAAATGTTTATCACTTAACCTGTGACAATATTTTTTGAATTTCCTCAACCATTGAAGCAACTTTATTTACTTCACGTGGTTTGTAGTTAAATAATCCTTCAACGCTGAACCCGGCAATTTCGCCATTTTTAACCTTTTGCCACGCTTCTTCGTTGTCAACAATCATTGACCCGAACCAACTTCCAACAGGCGCGTCTTCAAATCCTTTCATTGGCATAATGCCACGCGAAGGGTCTGAAATAAAGCTTTCAAATAATGTAACGCCTTCAAATTGTGCGTTTGAATCGTGCATTAAATTGACGTTACTTTGAAAACCCTTCTTAAAAAACTTCTGAACAATTTTAAGAATAGTGTCTTTACTAAAAGCAACATAATAATCGCCGTATGTACTATCGCTGCGAAAAATAGGACTGTCAGCCAACATAATAGCACCACTAATAATACGACGGTCTTCATTTGCAATTTCAAATTTTTGGCTTTTATTAAATGCGTTCCAATTCTTTTGAATTGCGGGACGGTCAACCAATGCAATAAAGTCAACCTGTGCGTCATCGTTTATGTCTTCTGTAATATCCAACATAAAAATTGGTAAATCTGTATTCATAACACTAAATAGTTTAATTTTTAATATTTATCGTTTATTCAAATCTTGCCCTGTTTTGTATTTCCGCGTCACGGCTTTGTGCGTCTGAAATATCGCGTTCAACAACGTAAGCACGAATAGTTTGACCGCCACCACCGTCACCAATTCCACCGCCGCCACCACCTAAAGAAGGCGTCCCGCCACCGCCTAAAGACGGCATTGCGCCACCACCACCCAAAGACGGCATTGCACCACCACCCGTTGCAGGTGCGCCCGGTGAAGGAATGTTAACAAATCCGGGTTCAGAAGAACCGCCCGGAATTTCAGGCGCTTTTACCGCTAAAATGGATTTTACGTTTTTTAAACCCGCAACAATTGCAGCCGCCGCAGCAACCGCACCCAAAACCGGACCGACAACAGGAATTCCCGCCAAAGACTTAAATGCCGCCGTTGCTGACATATAAGTATCAATAGTTGTTGCAGCAATTGCAGCCGCCTTACCGGCAACTGTATGTTCACCAATCGCCTTTGCAGCATTCTTTAATGTCGCACTAATCTTTTGTGCATTTTCCGCACGTGCAGCCGATTCTTTTTTACTAATTTCAACCCTTGCGTCGCTTAATTCTTTTTCAGTTTTTGTATATGCGTCCGCATCAATTTTACCTTCTTTATAAAGCTTTTTATTTAATGCCAAAGCATCATCAACACCTTGCTTCCTTGCTGCGTATGAAAGGTTTTCATTATTAATAATAGAATCTAAACGTTCCTGTTCTTTGTCGTCAGCTTCTTTTAGATATTTAGCGTCAATTTCAGCAACTTCAGCGCCATATTTTTCACGTAAAGCCGCAACCATTAAACCCTTCTGTTCTTCTGTGTAATCCGCGTTATCAAGTACCTTTTTAGTTTCAGCAACTAAAGCTTCTTCCAATGCAGTAATTTCCTTTTCTTTGCCTTCCTTTAATTTAGCAATACGCGTTTCTGATAATGTTGATTGTAATTCTTCTTCAAACTTTTTATCCTTTTCAGCGCGGTCAGCTTTTATTTTATCGTCAATCGTTTTTACTTCTAATTGATAAGCTTCTTCAGTTGCCTTTTTTAATTCGTTCTTTGTTTTTGTGTCAACATTTAAAGCGTCAATTTCAGCAACACGCGCTTTCATATTTATTTCAGCCTGTTTCTTTGCCTTGTCTTCTTCTGAAGTTATTTCAGCCAATGCCTTTTCATTTTGTAAATCCAAAAGCATTTTGTCAGCCGTCTTTTTATCTTCAATGGCTTGTTTATTTGCTTCGTCACGTTTCTTTTTATCTTCTTGAATCGCCTCGTCACGTTTCTTTTTAGCATCTTCAGCCGCTTTTGCCGCAGCGTCAGCCGTCTTTTTATTATAGTCAGCCGTCAAAACTAATTGTTCGGTCTTTAAATCCCTAAATTGCTTTGATTCTTCTTCTGTCCATTTGCCTTTTGCTTTTAAGCTTTCACGTAAAGAATTTAATTCATTATTAACCCTTTGTTGGCTTAAATCGTAAATTTCCTTTTCTGAACCGCCTTGCGCCTTTAATACTTTAATACGGTTTTCAATATCTTCGTTTGCGCGTTTATTTGCAACTGATAATTTGTTTAAATTACGTTCAGCTTCACTTGTAACCCCAATAAAATCTGTAAATTGGGTTACTAAATCCCCAACACCTTTTGCCAAACTTCCTAAAGGACTGTTTTTAATCCAATTTGAAATCGCATCAAAATTATTTATAACTAATCCTAAAGCAACAACCAAAGCACCAATACCGGTTGCCACAATAGCACCTTTTAAAACGTTAAATCCTTTTGAAGTCGTTTCAACCGATACGCCAAAAGCACGTTGCACAACCGCCGCCGTTTTAGTTGCTGCGTTATTTAATTCTTGAAATACTGTTGTACTTTTAATAACCGCACCTAATTGTCTGAATGAATCCACGCTTTCACCAACCGCCTGTAAACCTTGCGATAATGCCATTGCAGCATTCACCTTCAATAAAGCCTGTTCAACGTCTTTATTCTCATTGCCAAACAAAGCCATTGCACCCTGAAGCGCACTAAATCCACCTGCAACACCTGCCAATGAAGAAGCAACCGCCTTAAATTTGGCGTCAGGATTAAATGCATCTGTCAACGCCTTCGCGTCGCCAATTCTGTCTTTTAAGTCAGCCGCACGTTTAGCCGCATTAATAGCTTCCTTTGAAGTTGCACCGAACTTGTCAGCCATTAAAGCAACATTTGCAGTTGCTTCCCTTAATTGCGTTCTTAAACCTTTAACCGTTTGGTCAGTAGCTTCAAATGCATTATCTAATTTTTGGACGTCCTGTGTCGCCTGTGCGGTGTCTGTGGTGACCTTTATACCAATAGTTTCTTCTGCCATTAATTAGTGTTTATTACTTTTAATAAATTAACCTGTGTTGTATTATAATCCGTTGGGTCGTAAGATTCAATTTTATTTAATCTAAATAATACGCCATTAATCCAAATATATTTGCTAAAATCCAAATTGTAAATGTCAACCGCAGTTAAATAAACACGACACGCCAATAACTTTGATTCAATATTTGTAATTTCCAAAATGTACGGTAAATTGTAAGTATTGAACAGGTTGTTTGTTGGATAAGTTGACGCAGGAAATTGCAATTCCTTTGGTGCGCCAAAATTTATGTCAACAGTTGGGTTTGTTGGGTCGTCTAAATGTCCCGCATATCCGTATGTATTTAAAGTCGCCAAAGTTCCACCGCCGTCTTGTTGAATTTTCCAAGCGTGTGCAATATTTAATTTTTTAGCCATTAAAATACGAATAACAGAATCCATTGGGTCTTCCTGTGTATTATTATTTGACAATTTAAAAATTGTTGTATAATACTTGTCAGCGTGTCCGTGTCCTGTTGGCTGAAATAAAATTGAAGGCGCAAAAATAATTTGTGTTGAAGCCGTGTCTTTTACAAAATCAAATTCAGAATCATATAAATAATCGCCATACGTTTGACCGTATTTTTTTAAATAGTTGTCATTGTAATAATCCGTATCGGGTGTGTATTTATACGCATAATAACGCGCATTCAACTGTGACATTGGTTTAATTGACATTGTTGAACCTGTGTCAATCTTTTGTGACCAATCAATTGAATTGGTTACTGCGTCAGAATAAAAGTCAATATAAGGCGCAATATTAATTTGTTTGTCGTTAATATTATCCTGATAAACGTACAAATTAAACATTTTACATATTGAAAGGAAAAAATCCTTTTGGAAAATACCTTTTGGTAAATTGTTATTCATTGAAACAGTACCATTGTAAGCAACCGTTGCTAATTGCGCAGCCAATTGAGTAAATGTAAAGTTTGCATTTGATACGTTTACAATGTAAGTATTTGCAGTAACGGGAACGCTTAATTCAATACGTACTTGATTTGTGTTTGCAATTTCACCTGTCCAATCAATATTGAAAGTAAACGGGTTGTTTGCTGAAAACGTATTTACAATTAAAGTTTGCGCCACAACACCGGCAACATACAAAGTCGCAGTAATTGAAGAAGCGGCGTCAGTTTGGTAAACGCCTGTTATTGTAGCCAATGCGCGAACTGTCTTTGTACCGTCAGTATAAGTAAAAATGCTTTTTCCTGCATTTTCTGTGAAATTAAGTAAAGTCGTAGAATCAAAAGACAAATTTGCATTTCGCGCCGTTGGTGTATTACTGTTTAAAATTGTTTTTGTTGCATTAATCGTTCCTAATATAAATCTGTCATTCGTACCCTGTATTCCCTGACTATTATTTGGAACAATTAGTTTTTTAAAAAAGTCTGTATTAAAAAAGTCGCAATTCAAACTGTACGAAGTACCTTCAAATATCTTTTCAATATATTCCTTCGCATATAATGCCGGTCTAAATGTTGAAACGTGGAAATCGTCCTTATTTGTTGAAACGTCGCCGTAATCAATTAATGGATAGTAATACCCCGAACCGTTTATTGTGTCCCAACTGTTTTGAATACTCGTTACATTCCAAGTATGGTTGTATTCGCTAAAATCCAAATCTTCCAAACGCCTATTTCCCAATTCTGTAATAAATCCACCTAATTCACCAAACACCGCACATTGGTATTCAGTAATACCTTTATTCATAACAATTTCAAGGATACGAATAACGCCCTTAAATATCTGTATTTTATCAATAAATACTTCGCATTTTGCAGCCTGTGCAGGTGTAAAGTTTGCGTTTACATTTGGTAAATCCGCATTATATTCTGTTGAAGTTCCTAAATCAAAAGCAAACCCCAATATTTTATTATTGGTTGCGGTTGCCGGGATTGATATTGTACGACTGAACGAAGTATTACGTGAACCGAATTCGCGCACGTCGTCAATTGTGTACGTGAAATCCGTTCCAATATCCTTCAACAAATCAATTAATTGGTCTTCAATATAAATTTCGGTTCTAATCATTATCTGTATTGACTGTTTAAATATTTACCAACTTCAACTTCTAAATCAAAATTAAATAAGCCGTCAGAAACTTTGTATTTATATTGGTAATTCGTGTTTCTAATCGTTACCGGGAAAAATGCACCTTGCACTTCCATATAAACAATCGGTGACGCTATTAATTGCGCCAACCACGCGTAATCCATATCGTTCACCCAATCGCTTGTCAACATATAATAATCCGTATGTTCAATCGCGAAATTGTACGTTGTTTCATTATATTTGTTGTACGCATCAATATTTGTCATTTGACCGCCTACCAATTTATAAGGATTGCGTCTATATGAAGAACGGTTGAATTCGCTTCGTCTTTTATTTACCAACCTGAACGCCATTGTATCATATCCGCCCAACCTATTAAGAAAATGAAGGTTGTATTGTCTGTATTTAGGGTTGCAAACCTGTCTGAATTTTAAAACCCTTGTCACCGCAGCGCCTAAAGTAATATAAACGTTGTACCCGTAAGTATTTTGTGTTATAACTTCAGAACCAATAAACGCATTAATTGCCGCAGCCTGAAAATTGAACAGGTTAAATTGACCCGCCATTGTAAGGTCACCACTAACCGCCGTTCCAAAAGTTCCGTCTTCATTTGTAGGTTGTACCCAAAGTTTATATGCGCCGCCTGTAATCTTTAAAAATGTAATAAAAAATTGGTCGCCATATTCAATTGGAATATCTGAATTGTCGCGGTCACTTAACCAATCGTCCGTGTAATTCTCAATTAATAAATTATCATAGTAATTTGACAATACTAAAGGAATGTCGCCGTTTTCTGTGAATATGTCACCGAACAATGGCGCGTAATAATTGTACGCTGAATAAGAACCTGAAGCCAAATTAGCAATAACCGCACCACTTACTTCTTCGCCAATACGAACCTGATAATCCACCTTTATTTTGTCATTTGAAGCCATTAAAACCGTTGTACCTGAAGGTTCAAAGTAGTTTGTCACGTATGCACGTACAATTGGCGACGCATTAAATACGCCATAACTTCCGTCGGCTGAAGGTGAAGGGAATACTTTGTTTCGGCTAACCTGTGCGCCATTAATGTAAATATCATACACGAATTTAAAGTTTGTAACCCCAACATTTGTTGAAGAAGCCACAAACCAAAGGTCGTCGTGCATACTTGGGAACGTAGCCGGTTGACTATTTATTGTTATTGCCATTGCTTGATTCTATTTTATTTCCAATTTGTCTAATTTGTAATTGAACGTCGCCACCAAAAGCTTCTGCCATTGTCGTAAAAAAATCCTTATTAAATACTGTCTTAACTGCATTGTCAAAATAAGAAGTCGTTTTTAAACCGTCCCTTTTGATTGCTGAAGCGGTTGCGTATGCTAAAGCTTTTAATGAAGTCGCTTTGTTCACCGCTTGTTTAAGTTTTTTGCTTTTCCTTTGGGTCTTGCTTAACTTCTTTGTCTGTGTTTCGTTTGTCGTCTTTGCCTTCCCTAATCTGTACCATTGCAATATTGACGTTGCCATTTTTTTATTTGGGAATGGCGTTTTGTATTGGTATGGTGAATCTGAAGAAACTTTTTTTGGTCGTGCATTTTCGCCACCAACACCCTTAACCCCTTTATTTATATATTTGTAATAAACTGAAGCCGGGTTATTTTTATCATAACCCAACCACATTTCATAATCATTGCCAAACTTTGTAACCTTTGGTACAACCAAATCGCCAATTTTACCTGAAGCAATTGAACCGCTTTTATTTAGGTTCTTTTGTACTTCGTCGTTAAATTGTTTACCGTAGAAAATAAGCATTTGTTCGGCAACAGGGAATTCAGTCGGGTCAATAACGTTGTATTGGTCACCGATTGTTTTTAAAAAACCTTCCTTTAATGCTTTTGCCTGTGCTTTGGCTTCACTCATAACCTTAAATAGGCAAATTGGTTCTAAATACCACACAAAAAACCCCGTGTAAAAACACAGGGTAATTTTCGCTTATTTCAATAAAAAAACACAACTGCCTTATTTAATCCGCTTCGCCTGTTCCCTGTCGTAAGCATTTTTTGACTTCAGGTACGCCATTGTATTCAAAAATTCAATGGTCTTCATTTCAAAAGCTTCCGAAGTTCTAATATTTTCGTGTTCGGCAACAAGTTTGGCGGTATAATGCCACCCGTAGATTCGCATAAAAGCAACAACACCGAATCCGCTTGTTCCGTCGTCATCCCCGCCGTCGTCATTTCCGTTTTCATATAATCCCGCGTAACTTCTATCCAATTTCTGTAAACTTGATAAAAAAAAACCAACGAATGATAAACGTGTATAAAATTCGCTTCCTGCATATCCGCAGCGTATTCTTCGTGTTTACTTGCGTCGTACTTATCGTCAATCCATTTGCCGTACCAATTTTTTTTCTGCGGGATAACCATTGACGCAGCTATTTTGTGTAAATTTCCCAACGTGTCTTTACTAAATACCTTGCTTTCAATATAACGCGCTGACGGCATATTTTTAATGTCGTAATTCATACGGTATCGTTTGCCATTAATTGTAATATAGTCAACCGGCTTCCCTTCAATTGGTTCGTCTAAAAAAGCCAAATCTTTGCGCAATTCTTTTAAGTCTTCAATGCCTAAACTGTCAATTTGATATTCGGTTAAACCTGTGACAATGCACAATAATTTAACTTCCTTGTCCAATTCTGTCCAATCCTTATTCGGGTTTGTTATTATTGGCATCAATTGTTGGTATTGCCAAAGGGTCAGTTCGTTCCATTTCATAATTCAAAGTTAAGTCTTTTTTCTGATAAGGACAATGCCGACAACCATTTTTGCAGCAATACCCCCTTTTTAAATGATATTCTTCTGTGAATACCTTATAACCGTTTTCTAAATAGTAATCCATTTTTTTAATCCGTTTGCACTTGACATAATTGCGTCAGCGCGTTGCGTTAAGCTTTCAATTTGCCCGTTTAATTCGTCAGCGTCGTATGATATGTAATAACCGTTTGACGTCCCAATAACAGGCAATATTCCTTCTGACCTTATAAAGTTAACGATTTTACGCAAACGCGGTTCAGAAAATTGTTTAATTCCGTACCTTTCTTTTTGCCCGTTAATGGCTGCGACTATTTCCGCACCTTTAATAGGGTTGGCTTTGCTTTTAAGGTTTAAACCCCTGATAATTACAGGCACTAATCTTTTTTCGTCCGGCGTCAATTCGCAGGTTATGTTTTCAAAGTTTTTTATCATTGTATAAGCTTTTAAATATCCCCGCCCTTTACATAACTAAACACCCCTGTTTAAAATTGATTGTTGAATTGGACGGGGACAATGTTATTGGTTAACGTCTGCCATTGCTAAATTAACCATTTTTATTTGAATTCTTAAATCTTTAATTTCCTTTTCTTTTAATCCCAATTCCTTTTCAATCTTTGCAATCTTTTCAATTAAGCATTCGTTTTCAAGGCGAAGCAAATATTCCTGACCCATTAAATAATTATTCTTTGTCATACAGTTAGTTTTAAAAAGCCGCCCAAAGTTCCCTAATTACTATTTATTGTTAATTTTAAATATTTAATTCTTCAGGCGGCGTAAGTTTAAATTCGGTTTAATTTATCCTGTTCAATTTGATTTTGTGCAGCTTCTTCAGCTTCACGTTCTTCAATGTCTTCTTCGTCTTCCCAATCGCAATGGTCACGACATTCAGGGCAAATATCGTATTCCGTATAATTAGTGTGTGCGCCGCAGCAAGTTGAGTATGCCATATTAAATGTTTTAATCGTTACTAATATAATTCATAAAATAATATTTACCACCGTCACAATTTGGGTCAGGATAGTTTTTAGCGTCGTTGTACGCAGTTTCTATTTCAGAACGGACTTCCTGTTGCATTTCCATTGCCATTTGTTTTGCCCTTAATAATCCGTAATATTGAATTCCGCCTAATGTGTTTCTTCTAATTTCAGCGTCTAATTGATTAATCAATTTTTGCATTGTTGTTATATACATATTATAAGTTTTCAATTAAAGCCGTTAATAATAAAGCTACCGTAATAATTGCGAAGAACCAACCCATACCCAAAGATTCTTTGGCATATTGTTTTTGCATTGCTGCATAATGTTCGTTTAATTTGTCCTGTTGTGTTTTTAGTCTGTTTGGCATTGTTATAAGTTTTAATTGTGCGTTGGACAGTCGCACCCCTGCGGGGGATAGTAATTATTTAATATAATTCATTATTTTTGGTTCAGTACCAAATTCACCTGTATTGAATTGTGAAGAATAGGCAATTTCGTAAACTTCGTCGCTTACATAATTGTAAAAAATGTCAACCACTTCGCCGTTAAATTTGCCTTTTTTACAGGTGTAAATGTCTTGCGTAATCTTATTATTTAATACGCTTGAAACATAACATTCAAAATCATTGTCTTCAAGAATCTGACAAACTTTTTGATATTTGTAATTAGGCATTACATAATCTGTCATATCATAATTTTTAGGTAATTCTTTGTTAATTGATACCTGAATTAAATCTTGTAAATTTTTCATAATGTTGGTTTGTTTTATTGTTCCACAAATATAACACAGGTTTTATACAACTTCCAAACAAAATGTGATGAACGGTAAATAATAAGGATAAACGGTTTATCAATCATAAATGAACCGAATATCAATCATAATCGGCTCAAAATGTACGTATAATCGCCGTACAATTGATTGATTAAGCGAAGGCGTAACGCCCTGAACCGCGTTTGACATTGTGGTTTTGCCACGCTAAAGCCAAAGCCATAACTGTATCGTCGTGGAATCCTGAAGGCGCTGAATACCTTACGCCGTGTGAAGTAAATTGATATTCAAACACGTCCAATTCGTCCACAATAACCCCTTCAGGGAATCCGATTCGTCCCTGTTGGATAGCGGACGCCAAACCTTCCATTAATTGTTGCTTTGATTGACTTGTAAATTTTAAACCTTCAATGTTTACGCCTTCACGAAGCAAGTCTTCTAATATCGGGTCGCCAACCCCTGTTGAATCCACCACAATTGGCGCAGGTGGCAACCTTTTAATTGTTTCTTTGGTATTATGCCAATCCATTTGGAATCGGTCAAAATACGCCACATTGCCGTCCTTATCCAATCCGATAATAACTGTGTAATCCACAGACTTCGCAAGGTCAATGCCATAACAAACAATTGGTTGCGCTGAAATAGGTTTGACGCAGCGTTTAATAAATGCGTTGCCAAAAGGGTTTGCGCTATTCTCGGACGGGTTCGCCATATATTCCTGTTCAAATACAACTTCAGGTAATTGTATTCGTGCTTCGTCTATTTCGCGCGGGTTAATATGCGGGTTATCGTATGTGCTAAATTTAAAGCTTTGCCAATCGTTTTCGCCCTGTTTCATAAACAAGGAATAAAAGAAGTTTTTGCCACGTGGTGTTGACAGGAAAACCGCCTTCCCTTCATAGTCGGTCAGCGTCGGGCGTATGCTATTATTCCAACCGTCTTCTAAATCCGGAATAAATGCAGCTTCGTCAATAATAACCAAATGGAATTTACGACCTCGCAAGTTGTCTAATCGTTCGCCTGTAAAAAATTCAATTGACCCTTCGTTGGGACAATAGATTTTCAGCTTTGAAATATTGCTTTTAAATGGTAATACCTTTGTAAGGCGTTCAAAAAATACTTGCGCCAATCCGTATGTCGGTGTTATGTATGCAACATTCCCGCCTTTTAATGCTTCTTTGATTATAAGTATTTGCGACAATTCAGACTTACCAAAACGACGACCGCACATAATAACGATAAAACGCTTTTCAGCGTCCAATATCTTTTTTTGGTTTACGTGTGGCGTTGGTAATTCAATGCGCATTTACAGAATTGTTTTGCCGTCAACAAATACAACTTCAATTCGTGAATCCTGTTGTACGTCAACCTGTTCTTTTGGTTTGCCATATACACGTGACAAAAGCGTGTCCATTGAATAAAGACTGCCATTATTCATTGACTTAATGATTGCCTTTGCAACTGTCTTTTCTAATACCGTCGCTTCAGGGTTACCCGCAACGCTTATTAATTCATTGTCAGTCATTGACATTAAAACCTGTATTGAATCGTTTATTTCAGCTAATTTGTACCCCTGTTCTTTTAATAGGCTGACATATTTACGCGGTCGCCCGTTCGGGTTTGCCGTTTCGCCTTTCTGAAGAACCTTTAATGTTCCACCGTGTTTTTGTTTGACTATCTTTGCCATTGTAATACCTTTGTTTTACCTTCCCTGACCTTTGTACGCCTTTGGTCGTGGATTGTGTTTGTTAAAGCTTTTTTTCGCGTGTCCGCACTTTCTTTTACCGAAATTAGTCTTTTGACTGTCCCCTTTAATCTTTGCCATTTATTGCCTTTTTATGCTTATCTTTTAAATATTCCAAATGTGTCTTTGTGTCCCCCATAACGACGTGACAATAACGGCAAAGCGCCATTAAATTTTCAATCCTGTCCTTTTCTTTTGTTCCGCCCATTCCCCTTGCTTCAATATGGTGAATGTCAACCGCTTTGTTCCCGCATACTTCGCACGGAATAAAATCTTCAATTCCGTACCCAAAGTAATCCAAATAAATTTTAGTATAATTTTTCATTGAATATGGTAAAACTAACTGCGACAAATATTAAGCCAATTGCAACTGAATTATGAAATTCTGTATTTTCGTCAATTGCTTCACCAATGTTTATGCCTAACAATATGTTGCGCGGCAATAAATGAATTGAAATCCTAAAGTTATAAAACTGAATAAAGTATTCCATTATTGGTTGTCAATTTGTTTTAATTTCCTTTGCGCCCATTCAATACCTTCAGTTCCACCCCACGCGTCCCACATTAAACCGCCGCAACCTTCTTCGTATGGTACGTCCTTATTTTGTTGGTGACGCTGAAAAGACGCCATTCGTGCAATCGTGTCACGTGAAATTGGTTCTTTGTTTGCCAATTGGTTTGCCCTTGCTTTGCCAACAGGTGTTCCGCATTCACCCCAACCATTTGTTTCTGCGTATTTTAACGCCCTTTTTGCGTTGTTTGTTGCTGCTTCCGGGTAATCTGTATATGAATCCGCAGCATAAGCGCCTGAAGCTAATATTGCCGCCCAAACTTTGTTTGCCTTTTCTTCTGTGTCATAAACACAACCGCCTGTCCCAATTCTGTATTTTCCGTTTGAACATTTAATTACCGGCATTGCTAATTAGTTTATTGTAAATAGCAAAACGGTGTTTGTTTACTTCGTGCAAGTTGAAGTTCTTATTGCAATAGTCGTACAACGCATTTCCGTAGCTTTTACGGGCGTCAGGGTCTTTGGTTAACAACTTAATCCAATAATACCAATCTTTTTGACTGTTGACGTGACAAGCGGGATAAAACCCCCTGTACGGGTGTACGTTGCTAACGATTGCCGGGTTCTTCTTTGCCGCCGTTTCAAGTACCTTCAAATTAGACTTCATTGAATTAAATTTTGAATCTATTAACGGAATAACTGAAATGTCGGAATCACAATAAGCCGCCATATATGAAGTCACTTCGTTATAATTGTATATTTTAGGGTTCAGTTTCAATCCGTTAGTGAATGCCGCAATCATTCCGTCCCAAATTGGCTTTTCACCTTCGTTGTACCCTGCAATTACAGTTTTAACCGGGAAATTTATTCGCTTCATTGGGTTACGTAATATTTCCATATCCTTCCCGTGCGTTCCCGAACCTGACCAAAACAAACGAACAATGTCTGATTCTGTTTTGTAATCCTTAAATTGTTCTTCGCCGTATGGAATGGCGTTTGGTAATATTTCAACATTCTGATTGTATGCGTAAACTTCTTCAGCCAATCGTTCGTGCGTAACTGTGCAAAGGTCGGCAATCTTTAGCCAATTAATTATCTGTTCAGGGACGTCGTTTAAAACATATCGTTCGTAAAGTATATGTGAAGGGTCAAGCTTCCAATAATCGTCATTGTCAACTACTAATTTAAAACCGTACTTTTTGCGCCATTCAGACATTTGTTCGGGCGTTATGTTTGCCAACATACGATTCATAACAACAATATCGTAATTGCCTTCAAAAGTTTCTTCGCTTACTGTGTCAGTCATTAAACAATAATCCTTCTTCATATTTACCAACGGCATCATAATCCTATGATAACCAACCCCACTTGTTTTGCTCGTAATCGCTAAAATGCGCATTTAATTAGTTTTTCATTATGATAAATTGGTTGGTATTTTTCCCAAACTGACTGCGCACGTGCTAAACTTTCGTCCTTCATACGTCTGTATTCTGTTCCGTTGCCAACGTCGTGTCCAATATGTTCTGATTTTAGGTCAGGTAAATAATAATTAGTAAACCCGGCAATGGTTGCGCGTTCTGCGTAATCCCTATCCTGCATTCCGTACGGGTCGTATTCGGTATTGTAACCGCCAATCGTATCAATTAATTCCCTTGTAAAGAAGTTATTTCCAAAAGGCGTATGCGTTTTATGTATTCCGTCAACCAATGGCGGCAATTCTTCAACGCAATGTATGCCAATAATCCCTGTTTTTGACACACGTTTTGAAAACATAACCCAATTTGACAACCAATTTTCGGGCAATAGAATGTCATTTGCCAATATACAAACGCCGTCGTATTCCTGTGTTATGGATAAGCCGAAATTGACACCTGCGGCAATACCCCTTTTATGAAGTGACCAATTTGCATAATGCCAATTATAATATTTTTGTATTTGTGAAAACTGTTCTTCGTCACTTCCATTGTCAATAAGATAACAATGCGCGTCGTGACCGCTATTGTAAAAATTCCTGTCAATAACCTGCTTTGTCAGGTCTGCCCTATTTTGGGTTAATAATATTACGGCTATATTCATTTATTCCAATTTTACGTGCGGGTACACCTGCATATTTTGTAAATTCTTCTGTTGCGCCTTTTATGAATGCACTTGCGCCAATCATACAACCGCGTTCAATAGTTGTAAATTGATGCAATACTGCGTTTAATCCTATGTTTGAATATTCTTTTACAATTGAATGTCCGCCAATCTTTGCACCACAGGAAATTGTTACATTATCCAACAAAATACAATCGTGTCCGATATGCGCGTGTTTCATTATAAAACAATTATCCCCAATTGTTGTAATATCTTTTGTCCCTGCGTCAATGGTAACCAATCCTGTAATAATATTATTGTTGCCAATTACAACCTTCCCTTTTTCTTCGTCCCAATGCTTTTTGTGTTCAGCCGGGTCGCCTATAATACAATAAGCGCCAATGTAATTGTTGTCGCCTAAAATAACATTTTTGCCAATTATGGCGGTTGGGTGTATAATATTATTAGCCATTGTTCTTTGGTTTACGTCCGCGTTTCTTCGGTTCAGGTTTAATTAATTCAACCCCTAATCTTTGGTCATTTTCTGAAGGTGTATTTTCAAATACAATGTTTTCTATTGGTAAACTTTTGGGTTGTTGCTCGTACCATTTATACAAACGCATTATCATTTCGTACTTACACGAACCGCACCAAACAGACAATAAAAAATTAGGGTCTAAATATAACCTGTAAATATGTTCGTACATTTGAAGTTCGGCAAATTCAAGGTTGCGAATATAACCGTTCTTTGCGCTTTCATAATTACCAATATTGGCTTCCAACCAATCGCGGTGTTCTGCTTTTATTTCCATAAATTCCAAATTAATTTTGATAAAATTGGTGTTAAAAATCCTGCAATAAACATTGTTGACGTTATATTTTGGATTAATTCAGGTGCGAAATAGTGTATTGGTGCAATCCACGCAGCCAAGCAACTTCCGCAATTAAATGGCTTGAAATTGATTTTCCATTTATAGGGAATGTTATGTATATCGTTAATAAATAGTGATGCACAGACGGCGGTTAAAATTGATAAAATCATTTGCGTATGTTTGTTTTCATTAATTTTTTGGTTTTGTTTATAGTTCTGACAATGGACATATAAGGAATGCCGGTTTTACGGCTTAATTCTTTTGCGTTCTTCTTAAAGTCAATCGCATACAGTTTCAATATTTCCTTATTGTACCAATGTAAATCTTCCAAATTCCTTTCAAGTTTTTCAAACAATTCTGTTGGTTCTTCGTTTAATCGCGTTAATTCTTTGTTTACTTCATTGCCAACAAATTCCGTGTAATTCCTGTAATTTTTATAAAATGTACTTCTGTCGCTTTTAATCATATTTAACATTATTCGCACAATGTAAAATTTTAATTCGTTTCTTTGGTACATTCCAACCAACTTTGATTCGTCCATTTCGCAAAGAACTAAAAAAACTTCAGCTTTCAAATCGTACTGCAATTCTTCAGGTTGCATTTTACCAAAGGCGTCGTTAACTTCCTTTGATTCCCAATATTCAGCTAAAATTTCATTTTTGACCATTCAATTAAAGTTGGTTTATTATCCACTTCAGTACAAATATACACAATTCCACCACATTCGTAAATATCTTTTAATCTGTCTTTTTGTTCCACGCTTAACCGGTCACCAATCTTTTTGACTTCAACCGCTACATAAACGCCTTCTTCTGTGTATCCTTGTAAGTCCGCCCAACCTTTTTGAATCGTACCTTTACGCTTCCCAAATGGAATATTGTTAACCCTGTTTAATCTGTACCCAATGTATTCAAGGTTTGATTTTGCCCACTTTGTAAGTTCGTTTGCTGATATGTCCATATTTTTTCGTAAAATTCTTTTTTAAATTTCAGCCTATTTATTTTCGGTTCAACTTCAGTATAACAACCATAAAAGTCGGTAAAATTATCGGTATAACAATATTTAACTGTTCCGTAATGCGTATATTTAATTTGATAAATTTTCAAAATATTTAACTAAAGCTAATTTTTTACATTGTGTTTCAATAAAGTCTTCGTTTTTTATGTCTTTGCTGAATTTTTTTGCGTCCATAGGGTGCATTTTATTCATTCTTTGTAAATTGTCTTCACGTACAACCTTAATCGTGTATAAAATTTCTTCAGGCGTAAACTTCAATTTCTTTTGTTTTAATAGGATTGCAAATACTTTGTCGGCATTGAATACCCTGTTAAAGTCCTGACGTTTACCATTTAACCAATCGTTCTTTGTAAATTCAACAATTTCGTCGTCTGTCAATTGCGGAACAGGCGGTTCAGGTGGCGGCGGGATATTTTTACGAACTTCGTTTGCTTTGGCTTTATAGGCATTCATTATTTGGGATATGTATTTGGGTGAAAACTTTTCAAAATGGTCTGTATTACATTCAAAACGACCCTGTACCGCCATTTTAAACGCAATTCTGAATTCATTTATTGTAAATTGCGGGTATGTTGTACGAATATAGTCTTCAATAATATCCAATTCCATTTTGTCCGGTAACCTTGTTAATCCAATCAAAGTGAAAATATATGCCAATGTGCTTTTCAAATTATGCACGTCAACAACTGCTAATTTTTCGCCATTAAAAGCTTCAACAATTGGTAAATCTTCTTTAGCTATTAACCCAATCGGATAGTCCTTCCATTCTTTTGCGACTTGCTGCGGTTGGGTCAGTATTTTTTGTATTTCCATATTTTATTCGGTTTTGTAACCACGTATTAACGCGTCGTTTTACGTCAAAAAACTTTTCTGATTCATAACGCAATTTACCACTTTTTGACGGTTCGCACCAATAGGCAATAAATTCTTCGTAAGATTCTGACAAGGTATTTTTGTATGGTTCAATTAAAATTAAAAAATTTGTTTGCGGGTCAACCGTAGGTTGAACAGTAATAATATTATTTACTTTACTTTCATTTACTTTACTTTTCTTTTCTTTATGGTCGTTACGAACACTTTTGTAATGCGTTACATTTTCCGCAATGTCTTGATTTTCACGCCATTGTGAAATTCTTTTAAGGTTTTTTTCTTTTTTTATCTTGTACTTTTCACTAAAGTTTAGCAATTGTTTGTTGAAAGTTTCACCATTGTTTGATGAAATTATGTCAATACTTTCCATAAAGTTCCAACATTTATCAAGCTTTTTGCCAACCTTTAATTGCATTTTTAGCACGTCAGTATTAACAGGTTTTTCCTGTTTAGCTAATTTTTCAAGGATAGTATAAAACAATCCCAAACCCTCATATCCGTATTTCATAAAAAGCAAAGCAACCTTTTCATCTTCAAACGCGTTGCTATCGTGCAAAAAATATTTCATATAAAAAAAGGGTCGCGGGACGCCGGGAAATGGTACTTCCCGAAAATCCTTTGACCCAATATATTCCTAATTGCGTTGTACCATAACGCGTTTATTTAATTCCTGTCTGCAAATATAATGCTTTTTTCAATTCTTTTTTCAAGGAATGCAATTTTATTTCTGAACCAATCCGCCGTTTCAATTAAATCCTTTGCCGAATTGATATTATACATAACCGTCGTATGGTCGCCAACCCCAATAAATTGCCTAATTTCGCTTAATGAAAGTTTAGTATGCTTACGTATTAAATACGCAGCCGCCTTCCTTGCGTCAACAATATTTTTGGTTCGGCTTTTAATTGCCATATTTGTATCAAAAATTTCTTCAACTAATAAAGCAATTTTTCGCGCTTCACTTGAAATTTCAGGGTCAATAATAACTTCGTCCTGTTTTATAAGGTTGTTTTCCTTCATTATATTATGCAGCGCCCT